ATTTACCCAATCTTGATGAAGCACAATCCTATCGCTATAACCTATGGGATTCATTTTATCAACCCTTTGATGAAGAACTTGTGTTTGATATCGAGATTTATGGTAATTACTTTTTAATATTCTTTGTTGGATATCGCACGGGTAAATGCTATTACTTTGAAAAGTATGATGACTATGAGCTTGATTTTACATTACTTAATTGGTTTGTAACTAACCACACTTTAATTAGCTTCAATGGCATCAAATTTGACTCTGTTATCTTAGCAATGGCATTGCATGGAAAATCTTTTTCCGAGCTGTGGCGAGCCACTGAGATGCTTATTTTGGAGGAATCAAGACCTTATCAAGTCTTAAAACATTTTAAGGTTAAGCAACTTGATTTAGACCATATCGATTTGATTGAAGTAGCAAAAGGTAAAGCATCGCTTAAGCAATATGCCGCTCGATTAGGATGTCCCAATATTCAAGATTTACCGTTCAAAGCAGGTATTGATTTAAATGATGACCAGATAAGCATTGTGCGTAGATATTGCTTAAACGATTGTGAAAGCACAGCATATCTTTATAACTTCCTTTATCCACAAATACAACTGCGAGATAGTGTGGGTAAACAAAATAAACTTGATATCCGATCTAAATCTGATGCACAGATGGCTGAAGCAATTATCAAGAAAGAAGTTGAAGGCTTCTTAGGTCGTGAAATCTATAAAGGTAGCGTAGATGAGAATGCAATTATTACTTATAGCGCACCTAAATTCATTCAATTTAAAACACCTGCGCTTCAAAAAGTATTAGATGATTTAAAGACAGAACGATTTGAATTTGTGGGTGGTAAGATGCGCTCAGAGCTTCTTAAGAATACAATTATCACAATTGATAGTGTTGGTTATCAACTTGGTTCAGGTGGACTGCATTCAACTGAGAAATCGATATCTCATTTCTCTAATGATGATTTCGAGCTTATTGATGCTGATGTGACATCGTATTATCCATCTATCATTATGTTACTTCAGTTATATCCAGAACAGCTCGGTAATATGTTCTTAAAAGTATATAAAGGCGCATTAGATAAACGTGTTCACGCTAAGAAAGTAAAAGATAAAATTATCGATGCGTGTTATAAGATTTTGCTTAACGGGTCATTTGGTAAGTTTGGCTCTGAATACAGTATTCTATTTGCACCAAAACTTTTAGTTGCGGTAACAGTCACAGGTCAATTATCCCTTTTAATGCTTATTGAGCGTTTACATTTAGCAGGCATTGAATGCGTGTCTGCTAATACTGATGGTGTGGTTATTAAATCACCACGAGGTAGCAATATTGTAAATGATGTTATTTCACAGTGGACGCATGATACAGGATTTAATATGGAATACACGCATTACCAGTCTATTCATAGTCGTGATGTGAATAATTATTTTGCAATTAAGACTGATGGTGAGATTAAACGTAAAGGCGCATATTCTTTTTATACAAAGCCGTCAGAGCGTGAAATTGATAAAAATACCTCTAATATGATTTGCTCGGAAGCAGTTGCTTTATTTTTAAGTAATGGAACATCCATTGAAGACACAGTGCGAGGATGCACTAGAATGAATGCGTTTCTAACGCTCTGTAAGGTCGATGGTGGTGCAGTAAAGGATACTGAATACTTAGGTAAGGTTGTACGCTTTTATCACAGTACATCGACCAATACAGCGATTATTTATGCTAAGACTGGTCACACTGTGCCAATGTCTGAAAAGTGTAGACCTATGATGAGATTAACAAAGGAGATACCTATTGATTTAGATTATGATTGGTATATCACCAAATGCTATGAAATATTGAAAGACGTAGGATTTAAGTAAAATTTAATAAACCGATGATAAACTGTATTTTCCTTAGTTTGGAAATACAGTTATGAAACATAAAATAAGAATGGAGAGAGTCTTATGATTACCGCAGCAGTATTAAGTTTATGTGTTATTGGTACAAGTGAACATGAAGGGTATAAAAAAATGCCTTATCATGATAGAAATGGCGATATCTCTGTGGGGTATGGTTATAACCTAACAAAGAATCCTTTAGAATTAACACCACGACAAATTAAGATTATTAAACGTCAGGGTATATCAAAAGATAAAGCAGAAATGTTTGTTAGTGAGATGTGTAATCGTTTAGATACACAACTTCAAGAAACCTATAGTTGGTATTCTCAATTACCTATTACCTCACAGTATGTGATGCTGGATATGGGGTATAACATGGGTTTAGGTGGATTAGGTAAATTCACAAAGACCATTAAGTTAATTGAGAATAGACGCTTCACACAAGCATCACAAGAGATGCTGAAATCTAAATGGGCAAGACAAGTTTATGGGCGAGCTATTGATTTAGCTAGTATTCTTAAAACAGGTCACATAGCCTAAAAGAATGCCCCTTTCGGGGCATTTTATTTACTTCTTTTTTTAGCTTTAAATTTACCAGCCTTTTTATCTGCCGCTACAAAATCTTTTGCCACAGACATTGGGATACCTGCTTTTTTAGCAAAGGCTTTATTATGAGCTGCTGCAAGCATTAATTTATGTTGAGCAAGTGTTTTTGATGCCATTTTAAATACCTTCTATTGTGGTTAAAAAATTATAATTACTATAAATTATTAATATTAATAATGCTACATTAGCTAGAAACTTGACGCTTTATAGCTTCACTAAGGGTAAATAACTTCTAAACTACCAGCATTTTGTATAAAAGTTTCCCTTAGAAGCTCGCAGTAAGTAGCTGTCGTAGCGATACTAATAGCGTCAGTAGCTATATTAGCTAGATTTCTAATTCCATCTATGTAGTTACGCATTGGTAGATATTCCTCAGTTCCTATGCTATTTAGCTGTTTATATACTGGATATTTATTTAAAATTAGCTCGCTAGCTATATTGTTAACTCTATTAGTATATACTTCCCTAATTTGATTTATATAGTAATCTGAAATTTCCCAACTTGAAAGTTCATAATTAAAAATATGAAATTCGTCTGGTTTAGTCGGAAATCTAGTAGCTATTCCATCTTTTACATAGAATTCTAAAGAACTATAAGTGCCTTCAATACCTCTACCAGAATGCTCAACCATTAATAGTGTTAAAACTTCATCTGAGCAGTCAGTAGAAAATAAAATTTCACCAAGGTTGTTGTAAAAAGTATAAATATTCATATTATTTTTTACCTGTAAGTAGTAAAAGAGTAGCACTTATATATACTAATGCAGAACTCCAGTTAGTCCCCATACAACTTATAATAACTGGCAAAGTTACTGACGTAGCATTAGCTGGAACATCTATAGAGATAGTATAAGAAACTCCTCCTAAAATAGAACCACCACCACCGCTTCTAGCTAACACATCAAAATCAAAAGTTTTTGTACCAACAGTTAATTTCATATACCCAGGTGTAGTATCTGAGTGATTGTAGTTTAAATTTAATATTAGAGTTCTTTTTGTATCAACTGGACTAGAAGGTACTGTAATACTTGAAGTTAAGGTAGAGGAAGGACCAGAAGCAGCAAAAGACGTTGAATAGGAATACGGAGTTACTTCTGTAACAGCTTTAGTTTGTATATTTGTAGTTCCAACAACATTACCATTAAAAGTAAATGTACTACCATTAAAACTTATATTAGCAGTTGAATCACCTATGGCAAAAGTACCGTTAGAGTTTAACACTGCCCCTCTTCCAGTCATAGTATTTCCGCTAACGGCAGGAGAACTTCCTACAGTAACTGTACCACCAAAACTACCTGTAGCTGCACTCAGACTTCCTGCAAATGACCCTGTTGCTGCTGAAAGTGAACCAGCAAATGTACCTGATGCAGCAGATAATGCTCCGCTAAATGTACCACCACCAAAGAATTTAGCAGTACCGCCATCCCATGACAAACCAGTTGTCATAGTTCCAGCAGAACCTGTACCAATACTAAATCTAGGTGTACCACTATTATAATCAAGCCAATAACCAGTGCCTGTAGCAAAATTAGTCATACCAGACTTAATAACACCTCCAGTACTAACTGTAAGTGCATTATTAACCGTTAATGCACCAGTATTCACAGTGAAGGCAGATAGGGTATCAACTTTAAATACAGTTAAATAGGGTGAACCCCATGTGGTTGAAGTCGTATTTGGATTATATGTTCCATCACATTGCCATTGAAATTGACCTGTTGTTAATGTTTGGGTATTGGTATACCAAGTATCATTTGATGAGCCTGTTGCAGTAATATTACCTGATGGATTTGATGATGCTGCTGATGAACTTGAATTTTTTAAATAAACTCTAACCGCAGTACTACCACTTGAACCATTAGTCCCTAATTGTGACACAACAGTTGGAGAAGACCATGTACCAGCAGTTAATGTGCTATTAATAGTCGTTGTTGGTGGATTTGTGACAAAAGTAAACTGGCATTGATATGTTGGTAATGTTTGCGATGCAGCAGGCATCGTTTTAGACCAAGGTGAAGGCGCAGTTAATGTATTACCATTAAACACATATGTACCACCAGAAGGCGCACTTGGAGTTGATGCTGGATTTGGTTGATAATAAATTGTAGCCGTGTAAACCGATGTGCCAGCAAGACCTGTATCACCTAGTATCTTACTCCATGTATAGAATGCAGGATTGGTTGATTCTGTGGGGGAACTTTGATTTGACGCAATACCGATATATGACATCCCTGTTGGTGAATCAGTTAAGCCTGTTCCAAACGCATCGGTGGCATATTTAGTCCAAGTATATGACGGAACACCTGCTTTAGCCTTAGTTATTGTTTGGTTCTCAGTTAATGTGATTGATGTACCATCCGATTTCACTGCGGTAATAGTAAACACAATACTAACGGAATTAGTACCAGTAACCATATTACTGTGATTACCAATAATAAATGATGTCGTATTATTTCCACTTGTAGTACCAAGTGTAATTGAGCTTGTAGGATTCTGTGATACAGCAACTGAGAATTTACCGCTTGTTGCCACACCTGTGGTATATGTTAGCGCAGTTGCCCCTTCAAATACTTGAATGGTTGTACCTGAATTAGGATATGTTCCACTTGAGCTACCATCACTTGCTGTTGGAATGGTGACGTTATTATTTGAATCCACAATGCTAATTGCACTAGACCCATCTTGAAGAATGGGGATTGTTTGTTCATCCAATTTAGTTGTTGTTCCACCCGCTAAATAAACTTCAACTTTTAATTGTGTTAAGTTATTTGCACTTGGTGTATAGGCATAAGTTGATTGGTCTGTCGCTGAAGTATAACTTGGTGTTAATGACCCATTTTCATAAACTTTAAAACGACCAGCATACACAGAAGGATTAGCAGTTCCTGTTTTGCTATAGGCAGTCATTGACACAGTTGTTGGAGTATAAACTAGTGATGTACTGCGTTTTAAAGAATCAGTACAGCTAATCCAATAAGAAGTAGTATCTACTCCATTTTGAAAACTAATGACAGGTGTTGACCAACCAGTAATATTTACTGCTGAGGTATTTCCTGCTGGAGCAGAAACAACTGCTCGTGAAATATAAACGGGTGATGTGCCAGTTGGAATATCAGCACTCCATGTAGCACCTGTTGATGTTGGTACACTCGTAATAGGTGTTGCACTTCCAAAAGTATAAGTTCCACCCGATGGGGTAGTTGTTGGCACACCACGAGTGTAAACAGATACTTCTGCAACATTAGCACCTTCAATTCGACTTGGTGTATCCCAAGTATAATTTGTGCCACCCGTTGCTTTAAAACCCACACTTGACCACAATGGGTTTATTCCAGAAGGAACAGAAGCCACATCGGTATACCATTGGACTGGTGAGCTAGGCACTCCTGCTGACGCAGCGGGAGTCGCTGGTTGTAATGCACTACGCACAAAGATGAAATCAACTGCATCACCAGTATCACCTTTAATACCTGCACGACTTAACGCATAAGTAACGCGACTTACGAGCAAACCGCTTAACGCTGTGCCAGTTGAATCATAAATGGTTGTTGAGATATCGAGATACGCACTATCCGCAGACATTGCTGTTGGAGCTGGAAGAATTAATTTAGTTCCACTAATTGTTCCACCCGCAACTGTGACATTTGTAGCACTCACGGTACATTTAAATGTATTTGCTCCACCAGTAGCACTATAGGTTAATTGTGTTGCACCAATGTATGCTGTGACTTCACATGAGCCAGATGCAAAATTAATCCCTGAGAAACCTATATTTGATGCAGGGAAAGTCATATTCTCATTAGATAACACAACTGTTGGTGTTGATGAGCCATCAAGCAACATCGGTACAGTAATGGTATCGGTTAATGTTGCACCCTCAACATTATTAATTGTTCCAGTGATTGTACAACTATAGGTATTTGTTGTGGTTGAATTGTAATCAGCAATTGGAATAGTATAGCTTGATGAGGTTGCACCACTAATAACCGAAATACCTTTTTTCCATACATATCCAGTGATAGCAGATACATTCTGATAACTTGTGGTTAAAGGAATACCCCCACTAGGTGTCACAACGCCAGAAGATGATTTATTAAATATTGCAGATGCTTGGTCAATACTAAAATTAGCACCATTTGCGCCAACCACACCATTAATACCTGCACGACTTAATGCATAAGTAACGCGACTTACGAGCAAACCGCTTAACGCTGTGCCAGTTGAGTTATAAATGGTTGTTGTTATATCAAGAAATGCACTATCAGCAGACATTGCTGTTGGCGCGGGTAGGATTAATTTATTACCACTAATTGTTCCACCTGCTACTGTGACATTTGTTGCGCTCACAATACATTTAAAAGTGTTAGCACCACCTGTTGCACTATAGGTTAATTGAGTTGTTCCAATATAGGCTGTAACTTCACATGAACCAGATGCAAAATTAATCCCTGAAAACCCTAAATTAGAAGCAGGGAAGGTCATATTCTCATTAGATAGCACAACAGTAGGTGTTGATGAACCATCAATTAACATTGGAATTGTGATGTTATCGGTTAATGTTGCACCAACAACACCATTGATAGTGCCCGTTATTGTACAACTATATGAATTAGTTGTTACAAAAGTATAATCATCAATTGGAACTGTGTAAATTGGTGTATTAACATTGTTAATAATTGACCCACCTTTTTTCCACACATAACCTGTGATAGCCGATATGTTTTGATAACTTGTGGTTAATAAAATCCCTGCGTTTGGTGATACAACACCTGATGCGGATTTATTAAATATAGCTGATGATTGATTGATATTAAAGTTAGCACCATTTGCACCCACAACACCATCTTTTGCTTTTGTAACGGCATAGGTTAAAGCTAATGATTGTCCTTTATAGGATGCGGTAAAAACAATGCTACCATATGATTGTGCATCAGGCATTGCTGTTGCAGAATAAACACCTGTTGATGAATTAATGCTTGCAGTAATATTATTTGGTGTGCCTGCTGTAAAAGTACACAGTGTTGTGACATCTTCTGTGCCGAGCCATACTCTAAACGTGCCAGTCGCATTAGCAAAACCACCAACGGGGACAACGCCTGTAGTGCTACTGTTAACTACTGATACAGGGATTGTGAGCATGCCTGTGAGAAGTAGTGACGTTTCGCCACTACCGCTGTAGTAATTAGCGGGATGCCATTGAATAGACCCGTCATCACGACTCCTAAACCAAGGAGCAGTATCAACTAGATTTGAAGATGGTTGAGCAGGAACAGCACTCCCACCACTAGGCATTGAACTAGCAACAACAATTTGACCAAGTGTATCTAAATATAAAGCCATTTACACAATCTCCAAAATCTCAAATCCAGCTTGATGCGTATTTACATATGGGTTTTTTATAGAAGAAAGCGTTGATAATCGCCCCATATAATTACGCTTATAACCATATATTGTATCTGCATAATCGGGGATTATCAATACCTCATTTGTGATATCAGATACACGAATAATTTCTAATGTTTGATAGGCTTCAGCATCCGTTAGCCAATCTAATGTGAAACTAAAATTACGTCTAATTGGCATTGATTTAAAATACTCGACACCACCAACAGATGTTTCCACAGTAGATTGTGACGTATAACCAAGTCCTGCACCAGCCGTATGATTCACAGTAGGTTGAATTGTTGCACCAGCAAATACTCGTCCAATACTAATTGGTGCAGTGCTAGTAATTGTAACAGTGAATGTACCAGATGCCGTTGCAGATAATCCAAAGATTAAATCTTGATTAGCAACAAGTGTAGTTTTTGTACCACTATTATATGCACCATTCGCTAATGAATAGGTTGCGCCAACAGGAAGATTAGTTTTAATAATCCCAACACAACGAATAGATGTCGCAGTGAATGTGAAGGTGACGGAGTTTGTTGTTGTTATTGCGGGTTTTGATAATAATCTATTTTTAATATTTGTGATGGGGAATGAAGTATTCCAAGTACCACCACTTAGGGTTGAAGTATCAATTTGATTACTATACCCAAGCATTATGTTTGCCATATTATCCCCACAATTTTAAGTCAAGTTTGTTATTTTCAAAGTCTGTTTGGATACCAATGACACGAAGGTATTTACCACTAGATAATCCATAGCGAGAACTGGTTATTTTAACCACAGTACCTAAGTCAACTGTGGATAAAGAAGACGCATCAACTTTAACAGATACAGTTAAGATAATTCGTGTAGGGTCATAGATACTAAGAAGTCTTTGTGCTTCAGGCTCTGCATATTTTAATCCACAAAGAAGCGTTGATATTGTTACTTCTTGTGCATTTGGATGTGCAGTTTTAATTGAATCATCTTTTTTAACAGATTTACGAACTTCTTTTTCTAAATAAGATTTGTGGTCAGCCGCAACAGAACTCGCAAGTGAATCACCTGTTTGTACAGTCCAATTTTTATCATGTTCTAGTGTGATTTTATATACTGCGTCAGTAGAGCCATTTACACTTACTGATTCGCGCTCAATTGACATAATGCTGGATTCATCAAAATCAGCAACTGATGTTGAACTTGGTGCATCAAGTCGAAGTATTCTAAATCTATTTAATGTATCAAATCCCCACCATGCACCAATTGATTCACAGAGATTATCAAGTACATCAGAAACCATCATGTCACCTGATACCACAAGACCTACATTAGCTGCAATTTGTGCATCTAATGTTGTGTAGTCAGATAAAACTAAATCACCTGTTGTTAATCCACCCGCAGAGGTAACAACTCTTTTCACAATTTGAGCAACAGTATTTTCTTCAACTGTTTTATATTGCCAAGCCACTGCTGTAAGTGTTCCTGTTGGAGTGCTTCCAAGTTTAATCATACCCTCTGCTAAACAGGTGTTAAATGCCCCTAGAGCAGGAGCTGATGCTCTAAGTAATGCTGAGGTGGCATAGTTAGTTCCACGAGCCAAATAGACCCCTTTATCGAAGACATTTACTACTTCAGTTAATACCCCTGTGGATATCTGATAGATAAGATAAAATGAATTAATTAATACAGGTGTCAAATTTGTCACACGACCAAGAATCATTGGTTTTTGTGCGTCTTTTAAATCTGTTCCACCTTCATTAAAAATACTCACATTATCATTTGTACCTGCAAATAATAATGGTTGAACTTTCTTTTTTTGAAGGTCTGTAATTCTATCTCGAAGACGAATAGATACTCTTCCCCATTCAAATGCCGCTTGAGCAATACCCGCAATTAACACTGTAGTAAATGTTGAATAAGCTGCATTATCATCACCCACTTTAATAGTCACAGTACGACCATCAAAAGCATAACCACTAAAGATATCAAGTCCACCATCAATATTCTTTAGTGTTAATTCACCATAACTTGATGTGGTTGTTCCACCAA